ATATTGTTTATAAGAGTCACTAACATCTTTACCTAAGTACTGAGTAATTGCTGCAATGCCCTTTTCATCCAGAACTGCGCTGTCTGTATCTGCCGATGAAGAAGAAGAAGAAGAAGAAGAAGAAGAAGATGAGGAGGAAGTACTACTAGAATCTCCTCCTGGCACTCCTTTGCTAGCAAGCTTTTTAGATTGAGTTACCCAGTCTCTGTCAAACCTGTAACCTTTGCTCTTGTATAGTGCGTAAGCTGCTTTAGCATTTACTAAAGGATTGTATAGATCTTCATCTGATTTAAGACCAAACCATTTACGACGGCCTGGCCCAAGATTTCCAAGCATGTTAATTTGCATTAATCCATATGAAGTGTCACCAGTGCTAGTGTTTCCATTAAACGCTAATGGGTTATATCCAGACTCGCCTTGAGCAATTTGTAAAGCGTCTTCAAGCGCTTGACCAGTAAACCCAGCTTGTGAGAGTATGTTTTTAACTGCTGATTCAGCTAGAGGTGCTTTACCCCAGCCGTGGTTGTGGCCTTTTGCTAGAACGCCTCCGCCTTTGTGGCGAAATGGTCCTAAATCGTTTGGAATAATTACTCCATCAGTTTTTGGAATAAAAAGTTCTGGGCCTTTTTCACCAACAATGTACGGTTGTTTATCGTCTACTGATCCGCCTGTTGCTCTGCCTTGAAGACCAACAGCTTTCATTAACCAATTCATGAACATTGAACCAGCTCCACCAGCAGCGCCGCCAAGTGTCTGCATAACTGCAGCAATTCCGTTAAGTACCTTTAATGGTCCCGCTCCAGGCCCAGCCGCAGCATCTATTGCGTTTAGAGTGCCTGTTACAAAATTAAGCCCCGTTTGTGTGACGTTGTACGCGCCAGCTCCAAACTTAGACACTAAACCAAGCTGTTCTGTGCCAAGCGCCTGTTTCATTGCAAAAGTGTTAACTGCGTCGGTTGTCATACCAAACTTAGTTACATCCTCTTTAGTAATGGCGCCGCCACCGCTTTTGGCTTTATAAATAAGACCATTTTTAATAGTCATATAAATTAAAGGATCGTCTCCAAACATATTCTGAACCAGCTGGTCCATAGAGTTTCCTTGTTGAAAACCTATTTGTATCTCACGCTCAGATGGTGTTTTTCCTGAGCCGTACGCGCCAGAGTAGTCACGACAAATCTTTTTCCAAAGATCATTAATAATCTCTTCTGGGCCCTTCATGTTCCCATTAGAGTCGCGGATCTGTATTCCAACACCTTTAAGCATGTTTACATTGCGGCCTTTTTGCATTCCGCCAGCTGCACGGGTCATGCCTTCAAGGCCAATACCTGGAGTTAAATTAGAGGTGTTTGCTATTTGTGCTGCAATACTGCCTTCAAACTTAGAAGGGTTGTTTGCGTTTTGCAAGTAATTAGTACCTGTCAAACCGTAGCTTTGAGCAGCAGTCATCGCATTAAACGCATCCATACTGCTGTTAGCTTGGCCCATTTTTGCCATTTGTGTAGCACTACGGCGGGCGTATTCGTAACGAGAAGCTTTTTCACCAAAGCTTGAACCAGTAAACTCATCTCTTATTGATAAGCCTGGGTCAAGCGGCATGTTAGCTGCGGTACGCTGCATTAATAGCTGCGCTTGAACCATGTCAGATGTAGCTTGAGCCGCCCCTAGTGCGGTTCCCATGCCATATAGTGCGGAGCCAGTTTTATTATTACTAATAAACTCAGAGAGGTTTCTGAATAGATTTCCGCCCCCACCGCCGCCGCCGCCGCCTGCGTCTCCGCCGCCAACAGATCTATTGTTATTGTTAGATCCGCTTCCGCCGCCAGCAGCCCCAGCAGCAACTAGGTTTCCAGAATTAGGGTTAGAATTGTTAAATACTGGGTCTGGGGCAACTTTAGTTGAAGCTAGGCCGCCAGGACCCCTTTCACCAACACTATTAAATTTGGTTACGCCAGTTCCCATTTTTTGAACAAGGCTTGACCACTCTTGATTTAAAAGAGAGGTCTCTTGGCGCATACCAGAGATGCCAGTTTTAAGGTCGGAAATAACAAAGCTAGTACGTGATGGTAAGTTCATACCGCTTTTGCTATCAGCCATTGCTATTTCCTTCCGTTATACCGCATCGCTCTATCTAACCAGTTTAAACGCTCTCTATAAGAAAGCGTTTTAATCTCTGTCAACGTCCAACCTGTAAATGATCTTGTTAATACCTCGTATTGGTTTAACAGATCATCATATGTACTTAATCTAGAGTCGAAACAAATCAAGCAAGCTCAACGGAAGACTTATATCTTCACCGCATGCCTTGCAGGCTTTGCTCACCTCCCCAAGGCGTGGGCCTGGGTTCTTTTCAATAATTTCATCAACAATTTTGCTTCGGTCAATCATTCCAAGAGAAAGCACAGTGTGCGCTCCCATAGACGGCACGCCGTTAACAGAAAGAACGCAACCAGATAGAAGAAGGGTATTGATTTCAGCAGCTGTTTTATCCGCGTTATCCATTAACTTTTTCTGGACTAATCCAGTAGGTAGGGCTACGCCTACCTGACCGTTTTTAGTGTTTACAAACCAAGCACGGCCCTCAATAGGGTCTTCTAGTTTTACGACTGGTACGTCTTTAGTTAGATTTAATACAACTTCTTGATCTTCGTTGCACGTAAAGCAACGAACATTTAAAGGCATTTCTTCTCCAAAAGTAACCTTGCGAATACCAAGCAAGATAGCGTCTCGGTCACCAGATAAAAGATTATCTAAATCTTCTTTAGTAACTTCATCTGTTCCTAGCTTTACAAGCCCCCTTTGAAGGAGAACGTGTAGAGCTTTAGCACGAGACCCTGCCTTTGCAATGGCTTCTTCATCAGCTCCGTTTAGTTCTCTTACTTCTGCGGTTTTAATGACGGTACCGTTTTTAATGTACCCGCCAGGAAGGTCTACAGAAGTTTCGGAAGGTGCCCGAGACGTAATAACCGCCTCGGGCTCTTCCATAGCTTTTTTTGCGAATTGTGATACGAGTTCCGCATCAGTGATGACGTTTGACACTTATTGTGCTCCTTTTGTTTGATTAAGAGAGTGAACGGCTATCTGTTGGGCTAAATGACGAATCTGTAAAGAATACAGATAGGCCTTCATGAACCAAGTTCATTGATTCAAATAGAAGAGCACCATCATTAGCATTTAAGTCGGTATAGCTTAGCTGAGTAATCCACGCATTACGGATATCAAATCCCATACGTGGCGTGTTAGCAGCTGCTGAGTTTGGGTGATCCATTACGTAAATTTTCATATTTACGCGGAAACCCTTTGCGTTGGTTGCTCCAGCTTGGATGCCATCACCTGATACTGCAGCAAATAAGCCACGCATCCATGTGATTCCTTGGTCATTTCCATAAAGAACACCGCGCTGTAGCGTGATTGGTGAGAACGTAGTCATACCAGGTACTTGGTGAACAGTGGTGTTATAACCACCCTCACGATACTGGATAGCCTGTGTTGTGATGTTAAGGCCGCTGATGGATGTAAATCCACCAATAAAACCTGTAGACATAGTGGTAAGGCTTGGTGTTAGTCCTGAGGTTGTAACTAGCTTATCGCTAAATGTGCTATCAACTGCTGAAAACTCTGCGCGAAACCGAAACGAACGTAACGGGTCAGTGGCTAAAGTAGAAAATCTATTGATTGCTGTATCGCCTGCCATTTTTATTTATCTCCTTTACGCAGTAGTAACGGTAGTTCTACCGTTGAACTGACCTATTTTGATGATTACGAATTCAGCTGGGCGCTGAAGGGAAACACCGACTTCAATTGTAAGATCTCCGTTATCAATTGATGCCTGTGAATTATTAGTGCTATCTACTTTTACATAGAAAGCCTGTGCTGGGGTTGCTCCGTTAAGGCCGCCTTGAGCCCAAAAATTGGTCAAGAAAGAGGACAGCGTAGAGTTAAGTCGACGCCATAAAGATGGGTCGTTTGGTTCAAACACTGCAAACTCGCTTAACTCTCTAAGAGACTTATTTAAGTAGATAAGGGTACGACGAACAGAAACATAACGATCTATGTAACCTGACTTAAGCGTACGAGCTCCCATAACTACAATTCCTGAGCCAGGAACGAATTTAATAGCGTTTACTGGAACGGCCGCACTGTTTAGTGAATCTAAGTCAGTATTTGATAGAGCAGTAACTGATACTGCTCCAGCAATTCTGCTTTGAAGGCCTGCAGGTGCTTTAAACACTCCGCGTGCGGCATCAGTAGATGCGTACAAACCAGCAATTGCTCCACCAGGAGCGGCATTACGGGTAACACCTGTGGCGGCGCCAATACCAACTGTTGGGTCGCTAATTACAAGCTGTGGATAGTAAACAGCACCGTAAGATCCAGTTGTGCTTGTTCCATAGGTTGCTGTTACGTACAGCTGTGTTCCAGCAGTTGCAACTGGGCCAACTACAGCCCCAGGAACTGGGTCAATCACAACAAACACATCTCCGCGAGCGGCTGCGTATGAGAGCGCAGCGTTGATAGTGGAGATGTGTTTGTT